TGGTATGGACCACTATAACGAAAGAGTCACTAAGATAGAGTGGAGAGTTGATGGTCACGATACTGAGATTACAATTCTCAAGCAAACCTCTGGCGAACTTAAGAAGGAGCACTAGATGGAATCCGCAGCTAGATTCGACAGGCTGGAAGCTAAAATTGATAAACTAGCTGATGCTATGATCAAACTTGTAGAGATAGACACCAAGATAGACGGTCTGCTTCTACATAACAATACACAGGACACTCGTTTAAATAGACATAGTGAAGTGATTGATGAACACGCCATAAAGCTTGCAGTGGTGGTTAAGGCCAGCGGTGCTAATGAATGGTTTGTTCGTCTTCTAATAGCCGCCTTGGTGACAGGGCTAGCCTTTATGATGAGAGGGTAACATGAGTGGATTTAGCGTACTAAGTATGGTCACTGATATCTTTAAGCCTGCCGCTGACCTGATAGACAACTTACACACTTCAGATGAAGAGAAGTTAGAACAGAAAGCAAGGCTACTTGAGATACAGGCTTCAGCCGTAGATAGTGCTACTAAGTACAACCAAGCTATCTTCGAGGGCCAAGCTAAGATTGTAAACTCAGAGGCTGTCAGTGGAAACTGGTTAGCCGCTAGTTGGCGTCCAATCACCATGCTCACCTTCGTGGCTATGGTGATTGCTAAGTTCTTAGGTTACTCATCTCCTAACATGACACCTGAGGACTACAGCCACTTGTGGACTTTGATTGAGATAGGCCTAGGTGGTTATGTCGTAGGGCGTAGCGTAGAGAAAGCAGTTAAGACTTGGAAGAAATAGTGAGTAAAGGAAACAAATGAAAACATATAAGCAGACAGTAAATAACATACTCATACGCCTCAGGGAGCGTGAGGTTGATTCTATTGACGAGAATAGCTACTCCAAGCTCATAGGCTTACTGGTACATGATGCCGTAGAGTCAGTAGAGAGTGCATGGAACTGGTCTAACCTACGGGAAACCTTAACGGTCAACACACAAGCTGATGTATTCAACTATGTGCTTAACGACTTCGGTGACAAGTCCACAGTACTAGATGTAATCAACAATACCAGTAACACCTTCATGAAGTACCAGACAGCACACTGGTTCAACAATCAGTATCTAAACCAGACACCAGCTACAGGCTCACCACAGAACTATGTGTTCAACGGTCTGAACGCTGCTGGTGACACACAGATTGACTTGTACCCTAAGCCTGATGGCGCTTATCAGTTATTCTTTAACATTATCAAACGATCACCTGACGTAGCTAATGACGATGACATCATCAAGGTTCCTGTGTTGCCTGTGCAGGCCTTAGCCTACGCTATGGCTCTTGAGGAGCGTGGTGAGGATGGTGGTATGTCATCTGTGTCAGCTAAAGCAATGGCTCATAACTACTTATCTGATGCTATCGCTATTGATGCAAGTAAGCATCCTGAGGAACTGATCTGGGAGGCGGTGTAACTCATGGCTAAACAACTACTAGCGGCCTCCATAGCTGCTCCAGCATTCTACGGGCTAAACACCCAAGAATCTGGAGTAACGCTACAGGAAGGTTTCGCACTACACGCAGACAACTGCATCATAGACAAGTATGGTCGCCTAGGCTCACGTAAGGGCTGGCAGACACTAACTACAGGCAGCACAGGTGTCAACCTTAAGGGCTTATCTAACTTTAAAGATATCACTGGTTCTGATACTCGCTTATCGTGGAATGACACTACGTTCTACACTGGCACTTCAACATTAACTGCTATAGCTCCTACACTAGCCTCAGGTGACTCAATCACTGAAGGCAACTGGCAGACAGCTACACTTAATGACCATCACTACTTCTTTCAACGAGGCAATGAGCCTCTAGTGTTTACTTGTGAGTCAGGTAGTACAGAGTTTGAAGCATTCTCAGAACACGCTCATACTACATCTGGTTGGCCTGAAGCTAACACAGTACTTGCGGCTTATGGTCGCTTATGGGCTGCTGATACGTTGACTAACAAGACTACAGTATGGTTCACTACAGTCCTTGATGGAACTAAGTTCTCTACAGGCACCTCAGGCTCCATAGACATCTCTAGTGTGCTTACGTCAGGTATGGATGAGATTGTAGCGGTAGGTGCTCACAACGGTAACTTGATTATCTTCTGTAAGGATAACATTATCATCTATAGCGATGGTGATAACTTCCAAGGTGGTATGACAACTTCTAACCTAACCTTAGTGGAAGTAATCGAAGGTGTCGGTTGTATTGCTCGTGACTCAGTACAGAACACTGGTGAAGATATTCTATTCCTGAGTAACACAGGTGTACGTTCATTGAACCGAACTGTACAAGAGAAGTCCCAGCCGATGCGAGATATCTCTAAGAATATCCGTGATGATATGATTCAGGCTATCAACGGTGAAGTCTTAGCTAACGTCAAGTCAGTTTACTCACCTACTAACGCTTTCTACCTACTTACGTTCCCAGCGACCAAGCAGACCTTTTGCTTTGACACTAGGCAGACACTAGAGGACGGAAGCTACAGGGTAACCGTATGGCCTGAGTTGACACCTAAGGGTCTCCTCTCGTTAGGGTCAGATCTCTTCTTTGCACAACCTAACGGTATAGCACAGTACAGGGGTTACCAAGATGATGGTGTGAAGTATGAGATGGCCTACTACAGCAACTTCTTTGACTTAGAGATGCCTAACATCAACAAGATCGTTAAGAAGCTATCAGCCACTACGGTAGGAGCCACAGGCCAGACCTTTGCACTTAAGGTTGGTTATGAGTATAGCCCTATTTACTTCTCACAGACCTTCATGCTAACCGCAGGTACTGTCTTTGAGTATGGCGTAGCTGAGTATGGTGCCTCTGAGTATGCAGGCGCAGTATTAGTTAACGAACAATCAGCACCAACACAAGGAGCAGGTAACATTATTCAGATAGGTTTCACTACTGACATCAATGGCACTGCAATGTCACTTCAGAAAATATCAATCTATGCCAAACAAGGTAAGGTACTTTAACTATGTCTAATTACATCAAAGCAACAAACTTCGCATCGAAGGATGCCCTGACTACAGGTAACCCCCTTAAGACCGTAAGTGGTACTGAGATTGATGATGAGTACACAGCTATTGCCTCTGCTGTCAACTCAAAAGCTGACTCCAGTAGCCCTTCTCTCACAGGCACACCTGTAGCCCCTACAGCTACCGCAGCAAGCAGTAGTACTCAGATTGCCACTACGTCCTTCACACAGGCTGCTATAGTCGCTGGTGTTTCCTCTGTTGTCGCTAGTGCTTTAGCTAATGGTATTGCGATAGATGCTACGGAAGCTTCCATTGTAGCTACTGATGCCGTGGTAGCCACTAAGGCCCCTATAGCCTCACCAGCCCTCACAGGAGCCCCTACAGCGCCTACACAGTCAACTAGTGACACAAGTACTCGTTTAGCTACTACGGCCTTCACACAGGCTGCTATAGCCGCTGGTGTTGCTTCCGTGACCTCAAGTGCAGCAACTAACGAAACTGACATCACAACTGCTAACACTGCTATAGCCACTAAGGCTCCTCTAGCCTCTCCTGCGCTTACAGGGTCACCAACAGCGCCTACACCAACAGCAGGTAACTCTAGTACCCTTATTGCTACTACAGACTTCGTTAGTACTGCGGTGAGTAGCTTGATAGATTCTTCCCCTGCTACGTTGAACACCCTTAACGAGCTTGCAGCGGCCCTAGGAGATGATCCTAGCTTCGCTACTACTATTACTACCAGTATTGGAACAAAGGCTCCTACGGCCTCTCCTGCCCTTACAGGCACCCCTACGGCCCCTACGCAGTCTGTAGGCAACAACAGTACACGTTTAGCTACCACAGCTTACGTAATGGCTGCTAGTCCCACCTTGGGAGTCAATGGTGTTAATGTTAATGGCACCTTAGCTACTGGTCGTACAATCTACGTAGACACTGATGCTCCAACTGGAGGAGCTAACGGAGACATCTGGTTTGAATATTAAAACTAAAGTAGGTGGCAGTTGGGTAGACCCAGTACCTCACGTTAACGTAGGTGGTACATGGACTAAAGTTAAGAAAGCATACGGCAAGGTAGGAAGTACTTGGCAGCAGACATATGAATATGAATCGGTATATACCTTTGCGAATGGAGTGCACACAAGCGTTGACTTAGATGCACTTGGTCTGGATAGGTATCACGATGTTCGTGTTGTCATCCCTTCGGGTGCTTCACTGGTTGCTTCATCCACAAGCACTTACGCTTTAAAGACAGGCACAAGTCATGTGGCTAAGTTGACCATAGAAAACAATGGTGTTATCTTAGGTCGAGGAGGCAACGGAGGTAACGGTGGTTTCGGTTACTCTTACAACGCAATAGCTAATGCCACTAATGGTACTTCAGGCGGTATAGCAGTCCACGTTGAATCTAACATAACTATGATCAATAATGGTACTTTAGCTGGAGGAGGCGGAGGTGGCGGTGGTGCTGCTGGTGCTGTGCACGTAGGTACTGCTTACTCAGGTGGTGGCGGAGGTGGCGGAGGTCGTCCTTATGGCTCTGGAGGCAATGGAGGCTCCACGACACACTCTGGTTCTAATGGAGCTACAGCTACTTTGACTTCCCAAGGTTCAGGAGGCGGAGGTGGCTTTGATGGCACTACAGGCGGAGGTACGGGTGGTGCAGGCGGCACTGTAGGTGCGGCAGGCTCATTAGGTGGCGCTGTAGTAGGTGCCCATAGTGGCGGCGGTCATGTCATCGAATCGTCAAGAGGAGCAGGAGGCGCATCAGGCGTTACCTACCACAACCCTAGTAACTTTACAATATCTTAAAGTAATTGTCGAAAGAGCTTGACACCCCTCCCTAGTTCTGGTATAATATACCTAAGAACAAAGGAAATTACTTTATGAATTATTAAAGAACATACTAAAGTGTCTTAAGTATACTTAGGCACCTTAGGTTCCAACAGAGATATAATATATGTCATATACAATTACATTCCTTCCAGCAGCAAAGAGGACAGCATAATGCCACCACCTAATGGAACAGTGAAAGACGCCAAGAAGTTCTCAGGTCTTAAAGGGCCTACAGCAGGCGCTAAGAGTCAAACAAGAAAGCAGGTCAGCGTTCAGAATAAGATAGACACACAGAATTTTACACCTAAAGCACCTGACTCCAAGTTAGGTTGGTTAAGTGCTGCTGCAAACCCTGTAGCCGCTGCCGCTAAAAGTATAGGTACTTCCTTCTGGGATCAAACGAAGTACGGCATGAATGATGCAGCTAAAGCACGTTATGACGCACACACCCCTATAGAGATAGCTAATATGTCTCCACAGCAGCGTGTGCAGGCAGCTAGGTCATATCAAATGGCTAACCAATTACCTCACGCTATGAATGATGTACAACGTCAGGCAGCAGGTCTCCCTCCAATGGCTCGTAGTATGGGCCCTGAGAGCGTAGCAGCACAGCAAGGTGGCGGTGGTATGTTAGCGCCTAATCCAGTCCTAGGCGGCAACGTGGGAGTACCTAGTACACCTTTACCTGTAGAGCCTCCATCTTGGGCACCACAACCAATGCCTGTAGGCGGTGAAGCGCCAGCATGGGCACCTACACGCGGTGGAGAGACAGGAGCACCATCTTGGGCACCACAGGCTTATGCTCCTGAGGCTCCTACGTCTTCTCCTGTAGATGTACCTTCCTTATTTGCAGCAAGCCAAGGTGATGCAGTAGCAACCCCTCAAGGCGCGGCGATCCCTACAGGCAACCCTAATTCTGGTACATTCAAACCTGTGACCTTCCGTTCAGGCACTGGTACTTCAACCTCTGATGCAGACGGTATGACTACCTCTCTAGCTGAACCTTACTCAGGCCTTAGCAGCTTAGTTGGTGAAGGTACAGGTCTACTAGGCGCAGCAGGTGCACAGTCACAGAACGCTCCTGACCAGTTAGACACAAGCTTCAACACCAATGATCGTGCTCAAGAGTTGATGACACAACGTAGTGCTCTACTGGAACCTCAGTTTGCACAGCAACGTGCACAAGCTCAGGAAAGTATGTTTGGCTCAGGTCGCTTAGGTCTACGTTTGTCAGGTGAAGGAGTAGGTGCTGGTGCAGGCATGGTACAACCAGATGCCTTTGGAATGAATCAAGCTCAGTCACAAGCAATGGCGCAACTAGCCGCACAGTCATCTCAGGATGCCTTTGGTGAAGGAATGCAACGTGCAGGTATGGACTTGAATCAGTTCGGAGCTAACCAGAACGCACAACAGCAGCAGTTCGGTAACATGATGGGTGCTGGTCAAGGTATGCTTCAAGCTGGTATGCAAGGTGCTTCACTTGAGCAGTCAATGGCTCAACAGCAGATGGCAGCACAGCAGCAAGCTCAGAACTTCGGTTTAGCTCAGCAGAACTTCGGTTTAGCACAGCAGGGCCAAGCGCAAGACTATGGTTTGAACCAAGCTCAGTTCGGTTTAGCTCAGCAAGGACAAGACCAGAGTTACGGCTTGAATCAGCAGAACTACAGCTTAGCGGCTAGAGGACAAGCACAGGACTTCAATCAGCGTCAGTCAGCTCAAGATCAGAACTATGGTCTACAGCGTCAACAGCAGATGCAAGACTACGGTATCTCTCAGCAGCGTAATGACCTTGCCCAACAGCAGCAGATGCAGGATTATGGTTTCAATCAGCAGAACTACGGTTTGGCTCGTCAGCAGCAGCTACAGGACTACGGTATCAACCAACAGAACTTCGGCTTACAGAATAAGACTGTAGATCAGAACTATGCCCTAGGTAAGGAACAGAATGACATATCACGTATGATTGGTCAGTCTACAGTAAATAGAAACAACTATCAACCAGATCCGTGGTTAACAGGAATCACAGGTATCGCCAGTGGCTTCTTTGGCACTGACACAGGTAGTGGTTGGTTGTCTAAAATATTAGGATAAGAGGTTTACAATATGGGCGGTTTATTCACAAGTAATACAGGTGTTCAAGATCTACTGGATCAACGAAACAAGCGGTCATCTGACTTACAACAGCAACTAATGCAACAAGCCTCTCAGGGGGCTCGTGACCCTGCTAAAGCACAAGCAATCAGTATGGTAGGTTCTTTGTTCGGTCGTGCCTTAGCTGGTAAAGTAGAAGGCACTGATGAACGCATGGAGAAACTACAGGCTGCGGAAGACGAGCAAGTAGCCATGCAAAAGCAGTATGGTTCAATGTCCTCAGGCACAGCAGCTCAGCAGAACGAGCTAGCCATTAACCTCAATGCCGCTGGTTACTTCCAGAAGGCTGCGGAGGTAAAGAAGAGTGCCATAGCCCTTGAAGCTAAGGAGAAACTGGAGCGAGAAACAGCACTACAGGCTAGCTTGGACACTGAGGCTAACCTAGAGCTTGCTGATGGTATTCGTGAGAAGAATGCTGTACTGGCTGAACAGGTAGAGCGTGGTAACCCTGACGCTATCAAGCTAGCACTTAAGATAGCCTCTCCTGAGAATGCTGATAAGATAGTAAAGCAAGGTACTTACAGGCTTGCTGATAATAAGCTAGTTGCTGGTTACGTACAAGGGTCAGCGCGGTTTGTTTACGGCCCTGATGGTAAGCCTCTACCTATGCCAAACGATGCTATCTATATTGGTGAGGATAGTGGCGCAACTGTTTCTCAGAAGAAGCTGGCTACCTTTACAGAACGTAATCAGAAGATCACAGCGTTAATGGCGCTACCTCCTGAGAGCGGTGGTATCACAGCAGAGGAAGGAGCTAAACGGATAAACAACCTAAAGTCTGCCTTAAGTATGGAGATGGATCCTAACATAACTAAGACAGCAGCGCAAGATGCTTTGAATATCTCTAACTACTTAACCACTGCCAATGACGCTACAGACAAGTCGGGTAAGATCATAGCTAGTTATCAACAGTCTCTAGCAATGTTAGATGCTGGTATGTACACTGGTGTAGGTGCAGGTACTTTCCAAGCTGTACGTAAGCTGGCAATTGCCTCAGGTCTTGCAGGAAAGGATCTTGTGATTGACGCTGGTAACGTAGAGCAGTTTAGAGCGAACATCATGGACTCCGTGTTGGATCGTGTAGCTGAGACTAAAGGTGCTATCAGTCAGCAAGAGATGGTAGCATTTGCTAAGGCAAGTATCGGCCTAGACAAAACTGTCGCAGGTAACAGACTTCTGCTTGAAACAGCCGTTAAGGCCGAGCGTTGGGAGCAAGCACGTAGCGACTTCATCAACACTAAGTATGCCGCAGCACGTAAGGACAACAAGCTCCTGAAACGCTATGAGATGAAGGAGTACGTTAAAGAGTGGGAAGAGAATAACTTACTTGTGTTACCTACAGCAGCCGAGATGGAAGAAGCTAAGAGTGAAGGTAACAAAGTAGTAGGCTCTGATCAGGTTCTGACAGGCAAGGAAACAGCTACAGAACTATATAACATGGTTAACGCCCTTGAGGATATCAACTAATGGCTAAACAATATAGTAAGACGATAGCCGAACTTAAGGAAATGGCAGCTAAGGCCCACGCGGCTGGTAATGAAGCTCTAGTGGCTGCAATATCCAAAATAGCCTTGAAGCAACACGCTGAAATGAAACAAGCGGCTGCTGAAGAGGCTCAGGTCGCTGAGGATCGTGCCGCCTTTGTAGAGCACACGCCTAGTATGACACCTATGGACGACATTAGAGATGGTCTGTATGAAGGTGTACAGGGCGCTGTTGATCAGATGGGTAACAAGATAGCAAGCATAGAGGCTGAGCGTCAGTCAGTACCAACACAGGATCGTATACCGCTCATGGCTGCTTCTGCTATGAACCAGTACATGACTGATGATGGTACTACAGCACCACGGTCTCCTGAAGAGGCTGCATTGTTTATGGCAGGCGAAGCGGTTGCTCCTGCTGCTGGTGGTGCCTTGATGGAGTATGGTAATGCTGCTCTAGAGGTTATCGGTAACGTGACCCCAGACGCTATAGAAAAGCCCACAGTTGAGGCTGTCAAAGGAGTGGTGTTTGACATAGGACAATCAGAAGCTTGGAAGGGTTTCACAGCAGCACTAGAAGGTGGCTGGGAAGATGCTAAAGAGTTTCTAGATCTAAACCCACGTAATGCTCGTCAACTATCGTCCATCGCTAACATAGCTGCGTTTAAAGGTAAGAAGCCCCCATCTACCGCTGTTGCACTGAGAGGCAAGGAGTTGTCAATCTTTGGTGCTCAAGGCAAGAGAAGCAAGAGGGACGAGGGTATCTTTAAGATGATGATGCCTGACCGTAAGGATATGTACAAGAGTGATAGGGGCACAAGTACTACGTCCAAGAGTGGTGTAATTACATGGACTCCTACTAAGATAGAGGCTGAACGTCTACTAGAGCTTAAGAAAGTTCCTCAACTAGATCCTTTATCACCTGTAGGTTACAACGTAGATAAGGTTTACGAGCAGATCAACACGTTGAACGATAGGGTCATTGAGAACATCTACGCGGCTGGCAACCCTAAGATCATTAGGAAGTTTGTGATGGATAAGCTAGATTCCGATGTGGAAGGCTTAGTATTATCTAATGGCTGGCAGGCTATTAATGGTGCACAAAGTCAAGTGACTCCCCTTATGTCGCATCTTAAAGATCTTATCCAACGCTCTGACGGTACTACCGCTGGACTACTACAGGTTCGTAAAGACTTTGACACGTTCATTAAGGAGTGGAAACCTGCTGATATAGAGGGTGGTCTAGTTAACTCCCGTTCCCAGATTGTTAAGCTAGCCAGAGGTGTCTTGAATAAGGAAGTCGCGGCTATGATACCTGATAGGGCTTCTCAAGGCTTGTTGACACGCCAGAGCAGGCTGTATCAGAACCTTAACGTAATGGAGCCTAGGGCGGCTACTGAGCTGTTAGGTGTCTTTGGTAAGGTACAGAATATAGTAAGGGACAAGACAGGCATAACAATCCCTAAGACCCCTGCAAGTATCGCAGGTAACGTGCTCTTACTGGGTGGTCTAGCTGCTCAACCTTGGATGCCTATGGTAGCTACCTCTCTTGCGGTTGCAGGTAGTGGTGCTTTAGCTATCAATACTCTGAGGTCACCAGCTATACGGAGCTACGCAGGCGCTTCTCTTACGGCGCTTAGTAAGGTCATGGCGAAGACTACTGATCCCATCAAGCTTAACCTTTACAAAGCAGACAGGGCGGTCTTAATTCATTACTTGAATACGCCTGCTGACACCTCGGAAGAGGAAGTACCAGCCATGTAAACCATAGGCAACAAAAAGCCCCTAGGCGTCATTAAGATACCTAGGGGCTTTTTCGTTACTGCTTAGCTACATTCCTTCTGTCCTGTCTCCCAGTTGATAAAGCAAGCTTCTACTGTAGGCTCTTGCTCAATCTGCTCTTCTAGGTCTTCAATGGCCTTGTCATTCAAGATACCATATCGCTTACCGCCTGAGTTGAACGTGGTGCAACCTTTGCAACCTTGTTCCCATGCTTTGATATAGATACTCTTAAAGTCTTCCCAAGGCATATCAGGTGAACAGTTGATTGTCTTGCTCACTGCACTATCCACATACTTAGAGCTTAACGCTAAGACACTCAAGTGTTCATCAGCAGTACAATCGTTGGCCTTCTTTCCTTTCACTCCCCACGTTCGGTAAGCGTAGTCCAGTACCTCTTCAATGATTGGGCCATCCTCTGTCTGGATAGTTCTATCGTAGCCATAGCTAAATACAGGCTCAATACCGCCGCTAACATTGTCTGCGGTGAGGCTGATAGTGCCCGTAGGAGCAAAGCTAAGCAGATGGCTATTACGTATCCCATACTTCTTAATTCCTGCTTTAACGGTTTCTGGTAAGGTCTTAATGAACTCACCCTGTAAGTACTTCTCTGCATCAAACAACGGGAAAGCTCCCTTCTCTTTAGCTAGCCCTACCGAGGCACGATATGTCTCGTCACGAATAACCTTAAAGATGTCTTCTGCTACTTCTAGGAACTTAGGTGAGCCATAAGCAAACCCTAGTGCCTCAAGTGCATTGGCTAGACCAGTAACACCTAGACCCATACGGCGCTTAGCTACACTCTCGTCTGCTTGTGCTGGCAAAGGGAAGACAGTGTTATCATGAATGTTGTCCATTGCACGAGTAACGATAGGTATGTCCTGCATTAGCTGAGCAAAGTTAAAGCTCCGTGTACCTTCATCATCAAAGTCCACATACTTCACTAAGTTGTAGCTACCAAGCAAACAAGCACCATTAGACGGTAGAGGCTGTTCACCACAAGGGTTAGTAGCTTCAATGGTCTCACAGTACCACAGGTTATTCATCTGGTTGATACGATCAATAAACAAGATTCCTGGTTCTGCCCAATCCCATGTGCTTCGCATGACCATTTCCCACAGGGCTGGAGCAAAGACTTGCTTGTACACCTTACCTTCAAAGGTCAAGTCAAACATCTTCTTGTCACGTACACACTCCATGAACTCGTCAGTAACACCGATGGAGATATTGAATGCCGTAAGCTCAGTGCTGTTCTGCTTAGCATGGATGAACTCTTCAATGTCTGGATGGTCTACACGTAGGACGCCCATCTGTGCCCCTCTACGGTGTCCTGCTGAGCTTACTGTCTTACATAGGCTGTCATAGATACGCATGAAGCTAATAGGCCCTGAGGCTTGACTACCTAAGCTGACAATCAAGGAGCCCTTAGGACGCAAGCGAGAGAAGTCGTAGCCGATGCCACCGCCCTTACGCATAGTCTTACCAGCTTCCTTAGCAATATCCATGATTGAATCAAAGTTATCTTCGATGGGTGAGCTAACGAAACAGTTGAATGCTGTGGTAGCTGTAGGCGACCCAATGGCTAACTGTGTACGTCCACCGCCCATGAAGCGTTGCTCTAGCAAGATATCACGTAGCTTACGGAAGTGCTCTTCATCATCAGCTAAGGTACTAGCAAAGCGATTCTGTGCTTCCTTGAATGACTCACCTTCCATACGATACTTAGTTGCGTGTACTTCTTGACTGATCTTAGTCTTAGGCCCTTCTACTAATGCGTTCATTATAGCTCCACTCCGTTCTCTAGTTTCCATACAAAGTAATCTTCTGCGTACATTAGATCCTTAAGTATTGTTTCAATGGCAACCACTGATCTAAGTACCTCGCACACATCAGCATAGTCTAAAGTAAAACACTCAATCTCATTAGCGTATAACTCATTCTTAAGATCATTATGCACTCGGCCTAAGTAGGCTACTGTAATCTCTTCCATCTGTACATCTTTAAGCTTAAGTTCCATCATTGTTTTCTTCTCTTTAGTATTATGTTGCACTTTATAGCGCATATTAGTGTTACTTTACTACATTTTACTGCGCTCTAGCTTTCTCTCGTCTACCCATTTAGCTATCTCAGCGTTGGCAGGAAAGTGACTTGAAGTATATGACCACGCTTCCTCAGGGTCTAAGAACACCTCAGGACACACTGTGCTCTCACACCAATCCTGTGGGTGCCTACGCTTAAGCATAAGAAGCCTCTTGATACCATAATCATATATTTCATCAGTCACCGTAGGGTGTTCATCAATGTTATACGAGTATCCAAAGATTAAGACCAGCTTCTGTTCCCACTCAATCATCTCTTGTACTTCTTTATCAGCCATCTACTAATGCCTCCCATGATATAGGATACAGTGGTCGCACTATCTTGTCAACCATAGAGGCTAACTCTTGTATCTCTACTTGAGCATGAGGGTCACTGCGCTGCTTAACCATACGAGCAAAGGCTGCTAGTGAGCCAGTGATGTAGTAGCTGGTGTACATGGACTGTGGTAAGACCATACGTGCTTGCTCTGGTGCTACATTGTCATCCTCAAGGAGATACTTATAAGCTAGTAAAGCTGTTTTTGTAGCCTCTCTTGCATAAAAAGCTGCCGAGCTTTGGTTGTCACAGGGGACACCACTGCCCTGCTTAACGCTTCCCTCTGGCCTACTACGCCATACCTCTGGCACATAGAACTCAGGGGTATCGTCAACATACCTACGACTAACCTCATTACGAGTGAAGCCTACGATGTGCTTGAACTCTTGACGAGCGATGAAGATAGGCACTGTGTAGCGCATGGTTATCTGAGGGTGACTGAACGGAGTCCAGTGGCCGTGAGTAGCTAGATACTTGATTAGCTTAGTGTCTGCATTAGACACAGTCTGCCCTACTGCCACTGGACTACCTACACCGCTCTCTGACTTAGCTCTATAAGCGTCCACAAGCTCAGAAGCTTTATCAAAGGATACCCTAGCAGCGTTAACTACTGTTAGATCATTACCCATGTGGCTTATGTATTCTGCTTGCATCTTAGTCCTCCCAGACTGTCCCACGCTTATACAACTGCATTGCTGTGTTAATGTCACAGTCAAAACCTTCCATGATACTCTCAATATGCTTAATGATCATCATATCCTTTACTCTCTCTATTCTATTGAAACCACACCCAAGTGCCGTGTGCTACAGCAACGGGCGCTACTAACGCACCAGCAATCAAGAAGCCCCATGAGCCTGCTGTGAAACACACAATCACATGGGTTACCCAAGCTGCGAATGCCCATACTACAGCGCTTATACCTACTAAATATCCAAATGTTGTCATTACTTTACATCTCCTAATAGGTTTTCTAAGTTAGTTACAATAGTGTCTGCCTGCCCTACCTCGTCTAAGGCCCCCTGCATTCGTTTGCTTGCCGCGTTAGCAATAGCCGTTTGCTCTGTCTTATGAGTCTTTAGTTGGTTGAGGGTCACCCGTAACGTGTGGGTGATTGTCTTCACTGACTTTGCTTGTGCTTTAAACATTATACTCTCTCTCTAGGTTAGTGACACGGGAAGGCAAATGAATGTCTAGTGTCATGTGCTGCATTGTGTACCGAGTCCATACTCAAGAACGCTACCCCATAGAGTACTAAGACTCCAAGGATAGCGGCTTGTAGGACTGCGGGAACTGTAAGCAGTTTATTGTCTGCTCTAATTATTGTAGTACTTAGGTTGCTCAAGCAAAGAACTCCTTATATTCAGCATCACCATACGAAGCACCCATTAAGGTGCCTACAAGCTCCTCTGTGCCCTCTACATACTTAACTAACAAAGGTATGCCCCTGAACCCTAAGGCCACTACAGCGGCCCTGTGTGCAGCGTCATTGACATTGGCTTCCTCATAGCTCTCTTTTGGTATGCCTAAGCCGTCTAAACGTCCCTTGAGCTTCGTACAGGCACTACAGTTAGGCCCTGTGTACAACTTAATCATTTGAGTATTCTCCACTTCGTATCATTTCGGCCAGTTCTATGGCCCTATTTCCTACCTGATCTGCCCATCTGCTATTGAGAAATTCATAAGCTGCTGTGTCATAGTCCCTATTTTGCATAGCTGCTAAAGCTTTCTCAAAGCCTAGGAACCTAGTTAAGCCTAAGTTGAAGCAGATATCTATTATAGCATCTAAACGTACATAGTCCAACCCTTCATCCTCTAACCATTCAGGAAAGTGATCATAAAGTTCCTCTTCGACCCTGTTGATATCATTCTGTAGTAAGAACTCAATCTCCCAAGGTGATATACCTAAGCCTCCATCTGGGTCGATATTACGACCTACGCCTATGGTTAGCTTCCCTTCACTACAAGGGTAGGCATGGGTCTCTGTGCCCTCGTGACGCATTAGCATCTTTGTTAGTCTACTCATATTATCTGTTCCCGTCAATAGCTTCATTGGTATGCCGAGGTTGAAGAGCAAGCTCATTTGACCTATCAAAGAACTCTAACTGCAACTGTAAGCAGTGTATAGCCTTCGTTATGTCCACCCTGTCCGTCCCTTTGTCCCTAGTGAGATACTTATCAACCTTGGTGTAGATAGAGTGTTTAACACCATCGTAACCATATTGTAAGTAAGTCTTCTCAAGAGGCTGTTGCTTCATCTTAGTGTAGTGATCACCACCCACCTGTGTAGCCAGCGCATTAGGCATCAGTCGTGTCCTCCTCAAATAGCCCTAGGTTCTTCATGATCATGTCCTCGTAACGATCTACTAAGGATTCACTCGTAATCCCCAAGAGCTCACATAAGAAGTCAACATCATAGTTGTTTAATATCTGCTCTCGGATCTCTTCAAAAGTACTACTCATTCTCCCTCTCCTTCCCTAAGGCTGGTAATGTAGCTAAGTGCTCTAGCAGCTCAGGTATTGACTTCATAGTAAAGTGTGCCATCCCTTCCTTCTCACACCACTGCCCTAGGTTCATCTTAGAGCCCTTACGTAGACGCTTACGTGAGTCGGTGAATAAGAAGATAAGGGGTCGATCAATTTCATCACGCACCGCCTTGTACTTCTGTGTATCTCCGACCCTAAAGAACCCCTTACACTCTATCATAGCCCCTGTACGTTCACAGATGAAGTCTGGTATGTACTTCTTTCTAATGATGTAGGGTATACGATAAGGTTCGTAAGCAAAGTCCTCGGTGCCTACTGCCTCACTGAATGAACTTTCGAGACCTGATCTAAACTTTGTCATTAAGCTCCTCCGCTATGGTCAGTTGCTTGAAGCCATCCCAGTTGCGCCTCATGTAGATCAAGTTCCAACACACTTCAAGCTTCTCTTCCCAATCTTCTGGGTGATGGTCTTTCCACGCTTCTTGAACTGCATCTATCATATCACCTACAGCTACATCAGTCAACAACTTCTCAGCTTTCTTTGGGCCAATGCCCTTGAGCCCCTGAATGTTATCAGTTGAGTCACCCATAAGCATTTGGATGCACATCTTATACCAGCCTTCCTCCGCGTCAATGTAGTAAAGTATTTCCTTAGTGAAATTATAGTGCCAACCTTCCACCATGTCAATATCTTTATCAATATGAGCGATAACAAAGTTCTCACCAGCGTCTAAGGCCTCCTGTGCCCATATAGACACAACATCATCAGCTTCACAATTGTCTGACTTGAAGTGCCCTAGGCTGTAAGCATACTCATTAAGCTCATGTCTACGCTTAGTTAACTCAGGGTTAGGATCAGGAGCATCCTCCTCAGGCTTACGTTTGGCCTTATAGTCCTCTGCTATCTCATAACGAAAGTTACCGTCACCCTTAAGGGCTACCCGTACCTCCGTAGCCACTGTAGCCCACTCAATATCCTCAATAGCTTTATCATAGTAGCTCTTCGCTTTCTTCAAGCTTAAGTCTGACTTGAGTGCTATACGGTATATCAAGCTGTCTGCATCAACAAAGCAAAGGGCGAAGGGCTTACCTCCGCTAGGCTTAAGCTTCATCGAACAGGTCTCGCATACGTGAATGCTCTACGTTATGACAGTTAGCGCATACTAGTATACACTTGTCTACCTCAGCATACAAGGTAGCATCAGACGCTGAGGACATTAAAGTACTAACGCTGCCTGTCTTAAGCTTAGGGTCAATATGATGGTACTCATAGATAGCTGGTCGGCCATAATCGCTAATTCCGCAATGTGTACAAGCTGCACCCTTGTACTTGAAGACCTCAAACCATCGTGCTAATCGCTTAGCTTTCATACAGCCCTTACAGGTGTTGAACTTACTATCGTTATTGACAGGCTGTGCATAGAACTCGTCTGTACTCTTATCAATATAACACTTATTACACTTCTTAGTTGACATATGCCAATCCTTTTAGTTAGTGAGTCTCTGCCCAGTTGTTGCCTACGTTGTATTCACCAGCTAAGGGACACCTGAGCTTAAAATGAATACCTGCTGCTTCTATACAGCTAGCTGCTAGAGCACCGAAGCGTTCTGCTTGATCCTCTCTTACTTCTACTTGGAACTCGTCATGTACATTACCCACGAACTTGTAGTCCATGCTGTACAGTTTAGCAAACTTGTCCAAGATAATCAAGGCTTGTTTCATAACTAACGCACCAGCCGACTGTAAAAGTGAGTTAAGTGCGGCGTGTTCTGATCTTATGAATACCTTACGCCCATCTAAGGCGGTTATGTAGCCCTTGCCTGCTGAGGCTGCTACGTTATCTTTAAGTGCAGCAAGTGCTGGTGTAGCCTTTAGGAAGCTTTCTTTAAGTTGCTTTCCTTTCTTACGCCCACCGCCTGCTATGCTACCTATCTTCTCGTCACCTGCGCCGTACAAATAAGCGTATATGAAAGTTTTCGCTAAATTACGATTTGCTAATCCAGCCGCTAGCATATTAGCTGTATGAATGTCACCTGTCAATATAGTATTAGTATAGTCAGAATCGTTCATGTAGTGGGCTAACATTCGTAATTCGAGCCCTGAGGCGTCTATGCCAACAAGTTTGTAACCCTTAGGTACTATCCAGCAAGCTCTGCATTCAGGCCCATATAAGCTACTAGAGCTGGGCACCTGAGCTAAATTAGGCTTACTGTGTGTCATACGTCCAGTTACAGCACCATTAGTGTTAACATAACCATGTACACGCTCTGTGCTTTCGTCCATCGACTCCAGCCAACTGCGTACCTGAGCTATACGCTTACCAACGAGGAGATATGAAGCTATAAGCTCGGCCTCTGGTATGCCTTTGACATTCTTTAAGATGTCCTCCGATACTATAGCGTGTCCTGTCTCAGTAAAGTCCTTAGGAACCCAACCAAAGTGCTTTAAGTAGCGCCCTATTTGCTGACGAGATCCCAGATTAAAGACAGGCCAATCAATACGACTAAAAGGGCCACCTACTTCTTCCCACCTATCTCCAAGGAACTTGAGCCCAACGATGCTTGTGCTACCATCCTTTTTAATCTTAGGGGTAACTTCCTTAACATACGTAGGCAACGGTATGAATACTCTCTGCACTTCTTCTTCCAAGTCATAAGATTTCTCTTTAAGTTCTGCTACTAAGTCTCTAGCCTTCGGCACATCCAAAAGCCAGCCGTTTCTTATTTGTTTTTGTATGATACTTTGTACATTGTGCTCAAGTATACTGCTCTCACTTCCAAAAGTATCAAGCTCACATAGCAAGCGTTCGTACACCTGTTCATTAACCCTAACGTCTTGCTTACAGTACTCCACCATTTCCACAGTATACCGTGTCCAATCATTGTAATCACCCTTTGGATACCCAAGCTCTTCTCCCCAATATGCTAATGAATGACCAGCCCTTTGTGGATCAGCTAACCGTGACATTACTAAAGTGTCTGTGATCTTACACTTACTAAAGTTAGTGCCTAGTAGCCTTTCGCACACTGGGATGTCATACCCCATTATGTTATGACCTATTACTTCATCTGCTTGTGCTATGTAAGCATTGAAAGCATCCCACCCATTTGTAGTGAGCCCTGTAGGTGAAGCAAAGGTACGTATATCGCCAGTGTCAATATCTTTAGTGACAATGACCCACACCTTACTTGGGTTAAGCCCATTAGTCTCTATATCAAATATCAACCTAGCCATGTGTTACCTATAGTATATATGTGAACCTAGTTTAACTGTTATTTCCATATGATCAGCCCAGTATGGATGTACATAGTCAGCATGGTAGTGTGTAGCTCCTTCGATAATGTCTATAGAGTCACCATGTAACACGTATTGTGCTAGTATGGTGGCCTCCAACATTGCCTTACCATCTTGTGGGTGATCTGACTTACCGTCACAGAACCAACTGTATTGACATTGGTTTCTTATTGGTGTGTCCATGTCCCACCCGTGGTACTTAGCTTGCTTAACTACACCACAGACTGTAGAAGGGTATCTAAGGTCTGCCACACGATTAAGTACGCTATGTGCTACTCCTATCTGCCCTGCCAGAGGCTCTCCTCGCGCCTCATGATATATGTTCATTGCCATACACAACACCGCTGCGCTAATCATTCCAACAGTACCCAATTAGTATAGCACTTAAGCCAACTACTAGCAAGCTTTCTGATAACATTTACCACTTCTCCTTCCACTCTATAATCTTATATGTGAAGTCTTCATCTTCTAAAGTCTCCCACACTCCAAAGCCATACTCAGGGCATATGTAATAGTGAAGCTCTTCCTCCCACTCACGTACACCATCCGTTGCCTTTACTATATAATAGTCTGAACTGGTGGGCCTGTTCCCTCCCTTCTTCCATTGTGGCATAACTAGAAATCCTCATGTGAGTGTGCTGCTTTAATTTCAGGTGCCTGCGTAGCTACTAAACGTGATGTGTTATTCTCATAGAACAACCACCCTGCTACACCTGTACGTCCTGTACGTCTACACTTAACTAGTTGCACCTGAGTACAGTTACGTGCATATTCATCGTCCGTCATTTTGTCACGACTCAATAGGATAGTATTGAATGCAATCTGGTTGATTGAGCTAGAGCCCTTAAGATCATATTCGTCCACGTTATGAGCACTCTGCCCGTGAGGTGGTTTCTTCATATGAGACACTAGGATCATACTCACCCCTGTATTCTTAATCAACTTCAAGCACCTATCCATGAAGTCGTCAATGGCGCTGTTCTCGTTACTCTTCACACCAGCCTGTAGTGGGTCAATAATGATTATATCACACTCCAGCCCTTTAATCATATACTGAATCTTAGCAAATAGTTCTTCACTGTCTAACGACCCTTGATGATCAAGTAGGTGTAAGTTGCCTTTGTCTACCATACCTTGGTAAACCGTCTTAAGTCCAGTGTAGTCTCTCATTTCGTGTGGTATGTTGCTGATGTTGATACCAGCCTTAACCGCCACTAGATTCTCTACTGTCTCGCCTATGTCAGCCTCTAGGAAGATACAACCCGTTGTTTTGTTGCTCTCTTCGCTGAATCCTGTCACTAGGTTAGATACCATAGTAGACTTACCAATACTTGTCAAGGCACCAATTACAGTTAGTTCACCAGCCGCTATGCCGCCATTCATCATCTTGTTCAATGAATCAAAACAGCTTGGGAAGGGTATCACCTCTTCTGTACCGCGCTTAACAAACTTGTCCCACACACCCTCGTCACCGAAGCTGACTACACCCTCAGGCTTAAAAGCTTTAGCGTCCCACCAGCATTTGGTGAACTCGCGTATCTTGTTAGCCTTAAGCATATCACTAGCATCATTCATGGTCAAGGTGCATACCTTAGCCTTACGTGGGCTAAAGAGGCTTAGAACGGCTTGTGAGGCCTTGTTGCCTGCTTCATCATTATCAAAACATATGACAACGTGCTCGAAGGTCTCCAGCCATTGCAAGCTATTCTTAATATCTTTAACCGCACTAGAGCTGCCCTTGATACTTACCGCAGGCCACTTACCGTCAAACATTTCGTTAACTGCTAAGGCGTCTAGCTCTCCCTCTGTAATGGTTATGTATTTACCACCCTCCCTAAAGGCCTGCTGGCCAAATAGACCTGACGCTGCCATATCACCCGTGGCATAGAACTGTTTATCTTTGACGCCTCTCACTTTAGTGCCTATTACTTGGTTACCATCTTGGTTGTAATAGGGGTAGTGGTGCTTGCTGATACTTCCGTCTTGATTATGCTCTACTGTAACCCTGTACCGCTTGGCTACGTCTAGGCTTATTCTACGGTCTTGTATTGCTGATATTGTTCCTGTCATCTCTAACGGCCTTACTTTAGTTTTATTAGGTGCGCTTATTGAGCCACTACCATGTGTATAGTGATCACAAGCATAACAAATACTATGACCATCGGAATAGGTTGCTTTAGCCTTCCATGCCCCACATTCACTGCAAGGGCCCTTACTGACTAAATGATTTTCTTCGTACTCTTTACTAGCCATGCCTGAGAGCTCCTGTAAGCTTGTGTGAGGGCCCTAGCCTACTGGGGAATAGTAAGGCTAGGGTTTGACTTAAGGCACCTTAGATTAGAAGTCGTCATCGCTGGCGCTGGCTAGCTCTAGGACGCGGATCTTATCCAAGTAAGGCGTAATGCCATGTACTGGGTGCTCTTGACCTAAAGTGTACTGTACACGAACCAATGAGCCTCGTGTGATACGTTCCTTGCATGGTTCACCGTCTAAGTCAACAATATCCACTTCAAACTTGCTTGCAAACTTTCGTTGCTTGGTGCCTTCATAGCTGCGTAGCTTAACACCTGCGCTTTCTAAGATATCCGCGTTCTTTTCGTCTAATGTAAGCACGACCGAATACTTGCCAGTGCTTTGACCCTGATACATTTCGTGGGCGTCTAAGTTGGCGAATGCTACTGAACCTGTTAATACTGACATATGCTTTACTCTCTTTTAAGATTATCTATTATGACCCAAATAGGTCTTTGTACTACTTAAGTGCCTTTTGAACACTTTACTAATTATACTTTAAGCTATCATCTAAAGCAACTACTATTTAGTTCTTTTGAACTACTTAAGAGTCTTAAGTGTCTTTAGTATGTTCTTATAGATTATTCTTAAAGTATATTCTTTTCTTCTCTTAGGTATATTATATCAAACTTAGGATTTCCTGTCAATAGGCTAATCCATTTTATTTACAATTTCTTCGTGATACTCTTCTAGCTCTACCTCTACAAGCTTATGTAGCCAGTAAGGTATACGTTCATAACTTACGTGGCCTGTAGGGCTTGTAGCCATGTAGTAGGCGTAGAAGTCATTGATCATTAATTCACCTGTCTCACTTAACCGCCAGTCTACCTCAATTTCTAATGTAACCTCTGTATAGGTACCTATAGATAGGCCTATGTTAATCGTTGACTCTGCCATCTTATTATCCTCTATCGGCTAGCCAAGGGCTATCGCCTTTCGTTTCGTTAACATCAAGATCATTTGCATCTACGGAGTAATTATATTCGCCTTCTCTAGCACTTGTCAAGCACCTATTACAAATATCTAGAAATTCTCCCGTTTCGCTATCTTTCCGACTTAACTCATAATCACCTAATATAATGTTACACGCTTTGCATCGCATTTGTCAATCCTTTTGTTTACTTTTCTTTAGTTATAGAGCAAATTGCATCCACTCTTCGTATGTGAACTCGTCTAAGGGATAACCATAGGCTTGCCCACGGTACACAATAGGCGTGTACGTATGTAGCATCGTGCCTAGGGCCTCTTCATTGCCTGCTAGTATCTTGCCCTTGCTAATTAAGTCGCCCAGCACAAGGGCTAATTGGTGCTTAGAGCTGCCCGTTGCCCTTTGTATGTCTTGCATGGTTATATAGGGCTCACTATAGTTTAGGTCTAATAGTAGATTGAACAATGCCACTTGTGTACGTGTAAAGCTGTGTCTAGTTTTCATTGTGATACCTCTTTTGCTAATGCTTAGTTAATTAATACTATTGTAGCGTAGACCACACAGAAGGCCCCTATAAGGCCCCCTAGGGCGGTAACCGCCAGATCAATACGTTGGTGCCTCTTTTGCGCCTGCGTCACCTGTGCGCTTGATTTGATACCCTGCCCGTGGTTCTTTAGATCATGTTTCATTGTGTAGCCTCTTTTTCGTGTAAAGCTAGGGCAACCGTCCACGCCTTGAAAGTGTTATTAGCAAGCACACAGGCCCTCACAAGCGCTTTAATGTCTGCCCTAGTGTCACCCGTAGGGCTTAAGGCTTCTAGGGCGTCACTGGCTGCATATGCGGCTTTACGTGCTAGTGCTAGATTATGCTCTGTATTCATCGGGTGCGCCTCCTGTTAACGTATGGGCTATTGCGCGGCCTAGGCTTAAACCATGCTCTACTAGGTTTAATTCAAGTTCACCATGCTCCGCATATTGTGCCGTGGTTAGACCGTCATTGTGGAAGTCTAGGTAAAACCTTTGCAGCACCTCCGCACACGTTGGGTCGTTGTCACGTTCGTGGCCTAGGCATATGGCCGCTAATTGCTTATCGTTCATTTTATGCTACCTCTGTTAGATTAATTAATTTGCTAGTAAAACGCTTAGATCTTGAGCCATGCACCGTGATAGCTACATTGCTTTTCGTACCGTCACATAATCCGCAATCGTTGCACGTTAGGCCTTCGCTATCCGCCAAGCATTCCACTTCATTAGCGGCTAGGCTATCGCCTTCTAGTGCCACTCTGAACGTCTTAGCGCCAAGCTTTTGATACTTCGCCGCCTGTTTTGGTGTATCTGCTGACACCATACAAATAGAGGCATAACGCGAATCAAAACCAATATTAGCCGCTTGGTGTGTGTAGCCTGTGTGGCCTAGTGCTAGTTTAGTTAGATCATTCATAACATCAAAAGGAACCGCCGCAGGATCACCATAAGCCCCTAGGCGTAGTTTACGACCTGTTAGGTAGTGCCCATGCTCACTAGCAACAAAGGCAGGGTAGCGGCCACGTTTGTACGCCTTGTACACTGCCAAGGGCGCTTGGCCTATGTTGACATAACAAGCACCGCCACTTGATTGCTTATGAGGGCAGTTACCACAGATACTGCTATCTAGCTTAGCTTGACTCAATTCAACGGGGTTAAGGTCGCCACTTGCGATAATCCACACTTGTGCCATGTTGCCCGTTTTACGGTTGCTAGTCTTAAGCGTTAGTATAGCCACCACAGGTTCACCCGTTAGCATGGAAGGCCCCTCGTATAAGGTGAAGCCTAGCACGTTCGCTTGCTTGGTTGGCTTGGCGATCTTGGTTTGGCCCATCATTCTAACTTGTGCGTTCATGCTGGCACCCACT